AGAAAAACACATGTTGTTCTTATGTTACCTATTTTATTTTTCTTTGTTTTCTTTTATTTACAACCAATCGTAGATCAAAAAGAATAAAATATCGACGCACACTCGACTCAGAAGTCGAGGCAAGGTTGAAAATAAAAGAAAACAAAGAAAAATAAAATAGGTAACATAAGAACAACATGTGTTTTTCTTGCGTGTATTTAACAGTAAACTGAGAAAGAAATATACCAACTCTTGCTGGGGATGGATAGTAATGATCTCAGCGATTCTGGCCAAGACCGGTGTGGTCTCCGGGGGCTCTCGAACCCCTCATCATCTGTTGAACGAATCGAGGTTGATTATCGAATATCCCGGCCGGTACTTTCTCTTTACCAGGGGGGTTGAGTTCCAAACTGGAACGAAGTGAATAATCGGTATTACCAGACATTCTGTGAGCTTGTGCCATCTCTGGGTCAGGTCGCAGGTCTGTGGGTTTCCTGCGATCGGTGACAGACGTTTTCGTCACAGAACGGTTATGAGTCTGCCAAGACTCCAATTCGTCGTCAGTCCACTTGTCGTAGGGTTTTATATACTCAAAAATTGAGCAGACAGCCAGAAAGTTCTTTGGTTTCACACCCAACCTATTGGACATTGGGGTCCCGTTTCTAGAGTATACGTCAAACCTTTGTTGAGAATTGACAAGTTCTAAGATTCGGGGGCCGAAACCTCTGCCTAACCTTCTCGGAGTCATGGTTCGTTGTGTATCACCATCCCTCAACTCTGCGTTTATAGCTTCAAACATTACAGCTACGGTTTCCCATTTACCATCCCCCGTCTCGTTCGCCGCGGGTCTAACTAACCAACCACCAGCCTCCTTGAGTTCATCACTGAATCCCGTCCTTATACCCCACTCGACAAAGTCGACAGTCCATTGACCGCGATTAATAGAAAAGCAAAACCATGTATCTAGAGCTTTAAAAACCCTTAAAATTTCGTTTATAGTGGCAGAGGCACCAGTCTCCACCGTAGAATCGCCCGACAAATCCGTTTGTTTAATTTGCAAAGCACGCCAGAATTCACCGGACTTATTAGCCGTATTAACTCCACCGGCAACAGACCCGGGAGCGTCGTCGTCGGGATTATCACCATCATCGAATTGTTGACCGCGAACATCGATATCAGCACCGTCTTGACTCATTTTATTTTTCAAATATCTCCACGAGAACTAATAGACGTTGCTAGCGAACCATTTCTGTTCGGTAGTCACGCGATTTACGTAATTGCTCAAATTAACACAACGATCTGGGGCGTGCTCCTTTAAGAGAGGTACGGCCAAAACTTCTTCCAATTGCTCTTTGATGGCATCACGAATTTTATTGACGTCGTAGTGAGAACCATCTTTCCATTTAGAAGTAAAACCGATGAACATAGCTTGTCCTTCATAAGATAGAGAGTATGCAGCCTTGCAATTGACAGTTTTCCTCTCGACATTGAAGTCGAAATCAGGCATGTCTTGATGGAACTCAACCGAAGGTTGCAAAGACATTGCATAAATTAGCGATGTTATGTCTGAATCTCCCACGACGTCACCAATAGTGGGGTGGCGAGCTTTATCCGGACTCCTGTCAGTGTAAGCCATGTACTGCATCTCCACGGCATCTATCACCCTTCGCAAAACTCGAAATAGGTCGGGCAGGAACTGAACCATTTCGCGTTTGACCATTTGTATCAAATCCGCTAACTTTGCCTTTTTCTTCAACCCGGGTATGGTCGCCACCATCGCCTTGGCTCCGATCAATTGTCCTTCCCTGCTCACAAACTTTGTAGGGTCAGTAGTGAGGTCTGAGAAGTCAGCAATAGGTGCTATGAAGAAACCCGTTGGCCAATAATAGAGTGATAACTCTTTCGCAGCCAACCGGGCAAAACCATCTCCTTCACCACCACATTCTCTGTACTTCTCGCCTTGTTCGTTATACTGATAGGCCGCTATGAGGGGTCGATTACAGTCGGCCTTCATGGCAGACATGGCCAACTTTTGCGAGATGTCGGAGACCTTCGGGAAATCTTTAAGGAACGCATAAGACTTGAACATCGATGAGTCGACACCTAACGCGACCAGCTCCACAGCAGCGTTAGCTTGATAATAGGCGGGATCGTCTGTGTTGTTGACCTTGTTCAACGATGGTGGTCTAATATATAAAGTCGGAATCACTCGACCTCCCCTGCTAGCTCTCTGTATCTCCGCAATTTTGTCCAAAGGTTGAGTCTCTTCAAGTACAACTTTACCATCGTATCTGACTGCCGATGTGGCACCCATGCTTATCAACACAGTCATAGGCAATGTTATTCCAGCTTCCACCCCCGGTTCTAGAACGTAGATGCGTTTCTCTCGGTCTCGGACTGCCTTCTTATACGTCTCGACTCCAGTGTGCCTAGTTATGGTCCACACCCGATACCCCAAATCTTTATAACGCTTCGATAGTATCCTAGCAACAGAGACACTCGGTGCAACGACGGCCATAGAATTGCCCTCTTTCTTATATCTGTTCGGATCCAAAGGTGTATTCTTGATCAACCTAGGAATGGTTGATTTTATGTTATCGTCGACTCGAGTCGTAACATCAGCGGGGATACTAGCGTTGACCTTGACGCCGGGTATAGTAGCCGAGACAAGGATATATTTGGCTTTGACATCCATGGCTTTGAATAGCATGACAGTAGTGACCATATCTTGGATAGGTAGATGGAATTCATCAATCACCCAATAATCGGCTCGGGGTAAATCGCCTGTTTTTCTGAAGAAAGTCAGCAGAGCGGGGACGGTGGTCACATACAGGTTAGTAAAAACTTTGGATAAGTTTTTGTCTTTGAAATCCGTATAAGCGACACCCATGGGCTTTTCCTTAATGACACCGTTTCTAAACAAATTCGGTATGGAACTTTCGAACTCTTGCATGATATTCCCCGCATTGGCGACGGTGGGCTCCACAACAATCGTGCGTTTCGTTTTGTCTCTCACCAAAGGGAGTAGAGCCACCGTACTTTTTCCACAGCCGGTTGGTCCGCATATGATCCAACCAGGGTTTTGTTTGTTTATGATATCGTGCACCTTCTCGTACTTATTGCGATCTACGTCGACTCTGATCTCTTTTATCAAGCTTGAACGCGGTCGCGGGGTAATAGTATCGAAAGCGTTTTGCGCAATGGTCAAAGCGGTAGAGAAAGTGGGGACGTGGCTCTCATCGCAACTACCTGACGTCAGAGTGCTGCGAGATGGTCCGCTGATAGAACTCAGCCTGGAATGCAAAACGTCGGCTCTACTAGTCTTCTCGCGTTTCTTAACAGTGTTTTTCAGGTTTCGCAACTCTGCGGCTTTCCTGGCTCCTTCGTCTGCATCGGCGGCGCAAACCTCGTCGGTGAACTCTGCTTGGTTCCGAGCCAATTCATCGATCTCCTGCTGCGCTTTCTCGCGGTTGAACGCCAACTCACGCTCATATTTTTCGCGTTGTCGTCGCAAATGTTCAGCCTTCTTTGCGGTTTGCTCTCTAGCCATCTTAATGTTTAGATATTCTGCGGCGGCATTACGCAGATAATCATCGACGTCCTTCATCGTAGCAACGTAACGCAATCTCGTGTTTCTAGCCCCACCCACGAGCTTATCATGTACAGGTTTAGTGAAGACAAAAATAAATTCCGCATACGTGTATTCGTAGAATTTTTTGTTAAAAGAAAAATTTTCTAAATAAGATGTACAAAATTGAGAATTGAGAGGTATGTTGATATCATCAAAAGGTACGCATTCCATATTTAAATATTCAAAAAGAACCACGTTCAATATATGGTTTGACTAGTTTGGTCATGCCAAAACCTGCGAAATTCTTTGAAAGATTTTCGCAATGTAAAAAGTGAAGAAATTAGGGAGTCAATCCCACTTGTACTAGCAAACTGGTAGCGTTCTCTAACAGCGTCTCCCAGCGCGTCTTGCACGCGTTGGTCTTCGTAGTTACGCATACAGTCTCCAAAAGAGACCCAGTGTTCTCGGAATTCCGGTTCACTCTTCACATCCCATCTCCCGAGTTTAACAGAACGCCGTATGGGATCGCAAGCCAGTTTCAACTTACTTCCAATATTCAATATATAATAACCACAAAAATAAGGGTACTTGTAAGTTAAAGGTTTAGCTTCTAGATTGAACATGTTAGCCATCAAACTAGGTGCCTCTTTGACTACGGAACCCAATTTCCTGTCGTTGACGATTCTTATGTAAGAATCGTCGCCCAACCACAAGGAATACAAAATCTTAAATTCTCGTAAACGGTAGCACCAGGCTGTAGATGCCATGTTGACAGTGGTGTTACCGAAAGCGGTTGTGACATCACCGGATTTACGTTGAAATCTCAAATATAAAATAATACCTAATGAAATAGAAATGTTAGTGTTCTTATAATGACCTTGCATCCAAATGTGTAGCAATTCAAGGTCTAATCCCATGTTACTCAAAGTGACTTCGTCTAGCGAGAAAGCCTCCGCCAGCTGAGACCTATCGTAATCACCAAAATCGTTCTCCAAATTGAAGATACTCCCGTCAACTGTGTTGTTGTTGTTAATAAATTCTTCTATTTGATCTAAATTCTTGCCTTTGTTATATAAACAATTTGGCTTGAGCAAGGAACGGAAGCGTTCGTCCGCACGTTTCACCAGAGGACCAAATAACGCGTTGAACTCTTTATTATGGAACATCACTGTCTGGACGGTCGTCATAATCTGCTGGGGTTTTAAGTCAAGAGCTACTTTGGGTTGGTTCTTTAATATGAATTGATAAGTGTCGTTAGAAAACTGGGCTATCTCAGCCGTCATTTGCTCATCACACCGCTTGACCGCCAGCTTAGTAGACTCAGACTGCAACTTGAACCAAATCTTGAGATCCTCAGAATTGGGCCTCAATGGTTCAAGTTGAAATTCGGTGACCTTGCCTCTCCAATTAGGTACAAAAAATGTATCGCCCATGTAATCCCAGACTTCCTTGGCAAACATCTTAATCTCCTTTGGGAACGCCACAGAGGACCCGCCCCAATTGCGCTTATTTAATGAAAGTATGGCCTGTTTCTGGGTGGGTTGCCTGGCCGGGGCACAAGTAGTTCGAAGTTTTGGTTTGAAACTTTTCCTAGGTTTAAGTACAGTAGCGCTCTGCCTACCATTCAGTTTAAAATTACCAACGATGTTCAGATTTAAATCAGAATGTTCAATTAAAGACGCGTCAAATTCAGTATCCAGTACTGAATTTCCGGGTAGTATCTCGTCAAGAGTTTGTTGTATAGTTTCCAGTGGTGATTGAATTGTAGTACCGGGTGGGACGCCGGGTTCGTAAACAAAATTCTTATCAATCACCACCGCGAATTCCTAATGATTGTTGTTGGACGATTTAAAATCGCCGTGTGCTCTGGCAACGTTCTCCAGCTTGCGAGCCTCTTCGACGAGTTCAAAAACCAGATCCTTGTCCTTACTCTGGTCTATGGTCCAATACTCAAAGTTATTAGTGTGTCTCGACAAAGCGACTATAGCTTGCGACATCTCCCGCCTGAGACCGGCGTCCAAAATGTTCTCACCTCGCACCATGCGGACATTTTTAAAGGTCGAACCCTCCGACTCGCCGATTGTGCACGCATTGGAATACCCCATGTTCCTCAACTTCTCCGCTTGCGCGCGAGTAAAACATATGTACTGCCAATTGTGCTCTTTGGGGACCTGAGCTACATTGGCAATAACTTTCTTGCTCAAGGACTTCTCGATGCAATTAGTGGTCCAAAAACCATTTTTATAATAGCGCCGCAAAATTACCGCAACATCCATGGGCACCCTGTGGCTTAAGGTGCGATATGATACACCCCAATTGATAGTTATCGGGACACCATCTTCATCGGGTAGTTTGAAGGTTCGGTTACGATCCCCGACACGAGGGATAAACGCTATTTGTTGCCTATCACCGTATACCTTAATGTTAGTGGCTCCAACCAACTCAGACAGATATATTATGGCGCCAGGATGCATCATAAGTCCTTCATCCACGATCAGCTTAGGAAACTTCTTAGAGCCGTTAATTATACAAGAACCTGCAGTACGAATGTTTTCAACAGGTTTGTTTTTACTGTTAGCCTTGCGTTTTGCGTCCTGACAGGCGATCTTAGTTTCAATTGCAAGCAGTGTATTACCATCCATGTCTTCGATAGCTGCCATAGTCTTACCGCAGCCGGGCACGCCGTCCACAAGCTCGAATTTTCTATTCGGGTCCACGGAGGATATCTTATTGCGAGCTAAAGATCTTTTTGTCTTGTGGACCAAAGAAGAGGCTATATGCTCGGTAACCAAAACCTCAGGAGAATCAAAATCGGTCATGAAGGTGTTAGAACCGGGCTTGTGACAAACACTTATTAACGCGCCTTTAGACCTCCGAATGTCGACAATATCCTCCACGGCAGTTGTCGACGTTGGTACGTAAGGATCAAACACACAGTCCAAAGTTTCAATATCTAGACCCTGAGGAACTCTATATGTGCGAGCAGCGAGCCTTTTGCACAATACAGCCTTGGTAGCGGGGAACCTCTTATCTCGCAAATTCTCAACAGTCACGCCATCAAATTTCTTGAGATCCATATATACAGCATAGCAGTGATTCTCCAACTCTCTAAGTTCAGTGTCCACATACTTATAATAATTCATGAGCAATTTGGTGTGCCTGATCCTCACAGTGTCTAAGTTCACTGGGAGCTGGCCGTGAGCCCCCTGTTCTTGGGCTCCTTCGGGCTGGTTCACGCGAGACTTGACGGTGCGTTGAATGCCTGGACCTTCCGCAGGCAATTTACCGACCACAGCATCAAGTAACGCTTCTTGAACGGAACATTTTTCATCCTCGTCTGGATTGCCCAAGAACCCGTTAACATAAGTTTGAGTGCTGCAAAAACCTTCGCAATACGGATCGTCTACTCGTGTCGAAAGATTTGAAACCAATTGGGGTCTTAATGCACTAACATTGCTGTGACATGCCGTCACCCTGACCTCTTCTTCTGTTACCATTCTTGCAACAGCAAATTGTTTACGAGCACTTCGGAGTAAGTGCAACGGTAAAACAAAAGGAACCGCTACACATTTCATTAGCATCTCTAAACCCCTCACTACCCCGTACACGGCGTCAGTGACACCGAAATTACCAACCACACTGTCGGATTTCACACCGATGAATCTGAAAATGTTTGAAGTGTAACTTCCAGAGTAAAGGCCAGCGGGTAAGTAACCAGCCCGAATTAAAGGCCCATATGGTTCACCGACGGTTCCCAAAAGATATAAAAAGGAGAACAGAACTGCCAACTTGTATGATAAAGGCAATCCTAAAAACCACAGACCCAATTCGCCGACACCAGAAAATATATCGCTTAGAATTACATTTAATAGGTTAGAATGAAGCAGTCTAGATATTAGAATAGTAGTGGAAATATAACCAGAAATGTTTAATAGGTTTTTTATGAGATTTTTAAATTTTTTATATTGATTTTTGCTTATAAAATTTTTGATATTGTTTTTAAAGTTTTTAATTATAATAGAGGAATGAGATAATATAAAATTTTTATTGGAATGCTTCTCGGGGCTTTCGTTCGCACTGACATTTTCCGCAACGACGGTAGGTTGGGATGCGTCGCTGAATGCTCGCTTAAATCTGTCTGAACTGTGGCGGCGTCCGCCCATCAATGTTAAAGGGTTAATCTTGTTGTTAGTCCCGTTAGAATTCTTGATGTAGATGGAGTTTGGTGACTGAGACGATTTTTCTATGACTATCTCCTTGTCAACGAAGTTTTTGAAAGCCTTCGCACTACAAGTGCTGCGACGCTTCTTCAAACCGCCTGGCTCCGGATTTCTCAGCCTCCATTTACAATATTCCAAAGAACTGTCCGTCTCAAGGCTACTCTCGTCCGTCTCTGAAGCATACTTCAGACACTGTTTAGACCTCGCACCACCTCTGATTGTATCTGATGATTTTTCAGTTCCGGGGTCGGACTTGTCTTCTACGCATTCGAACTTACCGACGAACATACCGTTGGAGTCGTCAATATCATCGAAGTTAATAGCCAACGAATCATCCTCAGAATTGACGTTTGACAAATCCGGGTCCGGGTCAATCACAGCATTAACAATTGTGCCTGAACTGGTGTTGTCAACGTATTCCAACTTCCAATCGGCACCCTCGTGCGTGTTTGAACTGACAATCCCGAGCCAATGTTCACCGCATTCATTAAGTAAGTACGCGGAATGCTTGGCGTTCCTTACGGGGTCTGAATCAAAGAACGCCTTAGTTTTTCCAGCACCACTTCTAACTGGTACATAAATGACATGGACCGCGACGCTAATCCTGTTGGCATAGTATCTCAATTGTTCTAGCGAAAAATTGCTCTTAGAAAAACCGCGGGAATCTCCGGCCCCGTCAGCGAGACTCGCAAGCTGCACTTTTACAACCGACACGCTTATGTTAAGGTCTTTAGGCATCGATTTGGCGAGGGCCCTAGCACCACAAAGGTTACCTTCTCCCGACACATTTATCACAGCCAGTTTGTTGGCTATCAATTCCCTTAAGTCGTCAACGCCAGGAGCGTCTTTGTTGCATTCGATGGTCAGGTCGAACCACCAGCGACCTTTGAGAGGGCGTCGACCTGACGAAGCAGTTCCTACGGTGTCACCGGCGTCGCTGCGAGGCGTGCTAGGTGGTAACGATTCAGGGCTTTTCAGCGGTCTGGAGGTCACAAGAACCCCCTTGTTATCAGACTTTTCATGGTGTTTCAAACCATCATTCAATAACAGATCGCTACCTTTCAAAGGCAAAATAGTATCCAGAATTCGCTCGCAGTTCTCCTTTGGAGACCAGCAAGCAGCCGCGGTTCTAGCTCTGTTTGGATCTACTTTCGCGAGTTGCCGTAAAGTGAGGTTGCGAAGGTCTACAAGCTTCCCGAATTCTTTGGTGGCTGGATCGGTCATGCGGCAAGCGGTTGACAGTTTGTCGGCCAGCTGTTCTAGAGCAGAAGGTATGAGCATGAACTTAAGCGCGTCGTGGAGTGGTTGTAGTCTTCCGTAAGAGGGTGATGCTGGTTGGAATTCGTTTTCCAAATTGTAGACGAATTCGTTGTACTCAAAAAACACCGGTCTCTCTTCGATACCAGGCGTTTGGTCGTTGGTCAGTATAATGTCGTAAAGGACATTTCTGGCTTTCTCTTTGAAACCTCGGAACCAACCCTTACTCGGCAGATGCAAATCTTCTACGTTAATACCATCTACCTTACCGTCCGTGAGGTAAATTTTTAAAAGTTCCATCAAACCAGCCTGGGACAAACGGCGCTTGATCAACTCCTTACTTATCATGTTCCTGCTGATCAGTTTCTGTTTGGCTCTTTCGCAAAAAGTCAGGAAGAACATACTGTAAGCAAGCCGGTACAGTTCTTCAGCGGGCATCCTATCACCTGGTGTAATTTCAACACCGTTGGCGGTAAACCGAGTGTTGAGACTCGATGCATAAGAAAAAATATCTTTAGCAGAGTCTTTGTTTTCTTCGGTTATGCGCAGGGCATAACTGTAAAGACGGTTAAACATGTCTGCAGATATGCATACAACTTGTTGTTTCAGTTTGTCGTTAAAATCAGACTTTGTGTTAAAATTGTAGTCAAAAACTCGCACAAATTTTTTATCTTTCAAAGAATGGTCCCACAGCCTGAAATTTAGTTGTGAACTCAAATTCATCGGCTTGGCAACTTTCACTAAGGAAAAAACCAACATACCGTCTAAATCTTCCCTTTCGAGCAAATATTGCGATCTATCTGTGGTGATAGATTGTTGAGTAGCCAAGCGAACGAGATTGTCCAATTTATGTCTATAGCCCATCTCACTATCACCCTTGAAATAATAGTAGACGTATTTTTGCTTAAGATCATAAGTGGTAGTGTTAGCAATCTCAAGTTCCACTGATTCCTCACGGATCACCCACTCGATGTCAAATTGTGGAATAAGGCCTTGATCGGCCAGGAGCATAGTAGGAGAGAAGAAAAAATTTCCGTAAGCTAACTCGCACCCGTGTGCGTCCATAATGTAAGCCATATCCATCAGATCGATGTCGTAGGCTGAATCTAAAAACATAGCCGCTTTTGCCGGCACGTCACACTCTTGAGCTTTGCGATTACAAATTCTGAAGTCTTTCTGATCTTCGAATAATTTGTATTGCCGCATCTGTTCAGAGTCCGGCGACAGTTCGCTTATGTATTTACGAAATTGATAAGTTCTTTCCGTGGCTCTTTTACTGTCTCGGTGATCAATAAGAGGGCAACAGCAATGCACGTTATATATGCCAGCTTTAAAAAGTGTCACATAATTCGAACCTACGTCCAGGAATCTTTCGGTTTTGTTAAATTTGCCGACGATGTAATGTTGCATTATGGTTCTAGCGGCATTGGACATAGCATGCTTGGAATGTGAAGTTCCAGTGAAGTTATAATTGTATATAGGCATCCATCTTTCAAGTTGAGTCTGCTGATCTCTAGTTAAATAGACGGACACGTTAACAGTTTTCTTCGACTTACGTTGTTCGTTGAATTTGTTGAATTCTTGTTTGAGGTGGTCGTTAGCAAAATCGGCTATAGCGCTCTGAGGGTCGCGGGCCATGTAATTGACTAATTCTTTCTGAAGATCGGGGGGGAGTGGGGCGTTGGCCAGTAACCCATTTTGTTCCATCTGTGCGGATTCTATGGGTTTAGTGGTCTATGA